AGGCTTCTCTACCTGTGGGCAGCAACGACTAATAACCTTCTCAACAGCAGTTCCTTGGAAAAGCATGTCGGGAGTACGTAGATAGATTTCGTCCAATGTGGTCATTGGGTATACAAGAATTTCTCCATCAACGACTTCATCGGCTAATTCACCGTTCGTGTAAGTTAGACCTTTTGATGGTAGACGATAAGTTACACCCGGCATTCTGCCGCTCTTTAGTAGCTTATTTTTTAGTGGATTTGTTTCTGACATTTGAAGTTCCTGATTTCGAAATTATTTATCCTGTACAAAAAATGCCGAAATTTGTGTTTTAGGTATCAGGATAAATAAAATGTATAGAGGACTAATCAATGCCAGCGTCTTATGACACCACCACCGTACCTACAGCTTCCCCATCAAGTTTTAATTTTGATTTGGGAAATGGTAAAGGTGCGCAGAAACTTACCCTAGATCAGGTTAAGAACCTGCCAGCAAAAGACGCCCAGCAGCTTCAAGGGTTCTTGCAGGGAAATGATCTTAGTAGTGAGCCGGGACTTAAACAGTTTTCTGATGCTGTTAATAATAGAGTTACCGATACCGCTGCCGCTAGTGGAATAAACAAACAATTACAAAACAGAGTAAATGGTTTAACTCCCACAGATTCGACACCCGGCATAGAACTTAATCAGGGCATTGATTATGTCGATAGAAGAGCCATGGTTGACCAAAACAATGCTATTAAGAAAGTAGCACTTGTAGGAAGCTACGGAACAGGTGCAAGACCATTGACTGGTGACGTTGCAACTGGTGGTACGATTCAGAACCAAGCAAAAGATCAGCAGATTGTAGTTTTTGATGTAACGCCAGAATTAAACGAAAGCGGTACAACCGTTCTAGTCGATATCGGCGACATCAGAGCCGCAGCAAGTATTGTCATCTACATGGGTAGCCCTAGTAGAAACTTCTCCATTACTGCCAAGTTCGTATCGCGCGATGCAACTGAAGCTACACAAACATATAAGAATATCGTCAACCTGAAGGCATGGAGAGAGCCACAGTTGGCACCCGGCGTTGGATTTAACGCTGAACCAGAAACATTAAGATTATTTGCATATGAGGGAACCCTAAAGGGTATTCCTGTAATGATTCAATCTCTCAATATTACATGGCCTTCAGAAGTAGATTATATTAATGATAATAGCGGAAACCCTGTTCCTATTATTCAGGACGTATCTATTCAGTTGAAGGAAGTAAGAAGCTTCGATGACTTAAAGACCTTCGATTACTCACAGTTTAGAATCGGCAAATTGAATACTTGGTAAAGAAAATGGCATTTAAATTATATCAAAATAAGAGTTCTCTTGACCGTAAGTACTCAAGATTAGTAGCTGGCGGTACTACCGAATTAATCGGTAATTTCCTAGGCTGGTGGGAGAAGGCTGACATCCCTACCAATTTCCTAGATGATGGTAAGTTTACCATTACTAAAGAATTTGAACACAGACCAGATAAAATTGCCTACTATGTTTATGGTAGAGAAGATTTTATGTGGCTAGTTTTGCAGTATAATAATATAGTAGACATCAACGAAGAGCTTGTTTCTGGAAAAGTTCTTAAGCTTCCTTCCTACTCTAGAGCGATGTACAACTTGGTTAATAAGTAATGGCTGATACTGATACAGACAACGCACCACAAAATCCCATAATGTTGTATAAGTCATACACGACTAAAAATATTCTTGTTGCTTTTACAACCACATCGGATGCTGTCAATACTAAAATAGATTACACTCTAGGTGAAACTGGAACGCAGTTCAATGGAACTGGATGTTCTAGTCCTGCTGTGGTTGTCGTTAATGAATTCATCGATTACAAGTTCTCTATTGTAAATCATCAAAATGAATTCTCATTCCACTCATTCTTCGATAGATCAACATCGTCAATGACTGGCTCTCTGACCATTACCGATTCTGTAGGTGGATATTTCCAGAACTTCATGCGTGACCAAGTTGCCCTTAAATTGGGTGTTGCTCAGTCACACGTTGTGTTCGCATTGAAGACATGGTTCATCGGTACGACAAAGACCGAAGAACAGATGATCTTGTCAACAAAACCATTGATCTTCCACATGATCAACCTTACCCATTCATACAATGATCCCGGCGCACAGAATTTTTATTCATTAATGTACGTTGCTGATTACAATACGTTTGGATTGCTCCCAAACTACTCTAGAATGTTCCAGATGACCGTTACCCATAAGGATAGCGGCCAATACTCTGAAACCCCTATCGTCAGCCAGCAGACTGATCTTATTTCTAAAAGAAAGCAACTTGAATCTTACAGAAATAAAAGAATCACAAACGATAAGACTATGATGACTGTCCGTGATGTCATGGAAGGCTTTGAGGCTGGATTAAAGAATATGAAGTTTGCTCCCAAGTCTCAGCTACAGTCTTGGATGGGAAACATCAGAAGCGATTATGTTAATAAAATTGAACCATACGATCAAAAGAAATCGGGTGGTGAGCTTCCTATCGAATACAATATCCATTTAGATTCAATTTACGATAATTATGTTATTGATAATAGAAACCTAACTTATGAACAGCCAGAGCAGTCACAGGTTGCTGCTGGTATTAAGAGCTATCAGGTCAAGCCGGGTAAGAGCCTAACAGCCACCGTTAATAACCTAATGAAGCTATCTAGTCAGGTCGGCGAAGATGCCAGAGTTGGTTTGGATATGCAGAAGAGCTACAAATGCAACATGTCAACAATTAAGACATGTGATAACAAATATCAGTTTGATATCCATATTGCTCATTACATCGTTCCTAAGAATACCTCTACTGTTGATACTGGTCCGGGGAAGGATGAGAGTTTCTTGAATCCATTGGTATTCACTTATCAGGAATCGGCTAAAGATAGAGACATCATCAATATTTCAACATCCATGTTCTCAGACAGTGACCTTTCTATTCTAGAACAGCCTAATAACAGCAATGATAATAGAGTGGTTGTGGGTAACCGTGAACAGATTACCGTTGAAAGAAGTTCTTCAACAGGATTCTTCAACACATCATTCAGTGGTGTTAGAGGAATGGCTGACCCAAAGAACTACAGCCTTGAAAAGCCAAATGGTCCAGTTTCCATCGACAACTTGGTTAAGACTAATCTTTCTCAGACCTCAAGGCTATACATTACCATCGTTGGTAATCCCAATTTGCTGTCCGATCTTTTCAGAAACCCACAAAAGGTGGTTGATGAAGATGACGACTCCCCATTCTACTATAAGTACCCTGAGTATTATCCGATGTATGCGAAGCTCAATTTATTCTTGAAGCCTTCTAGCTCCATCGGTATTGAAAATGCAAAAGACATTCCTAATCAGTATTATTACACTGGTTATTACCATTTAGGAAAGGTCACCACGAATATCACTGGTAACCTTTTCACCCAAGTATTAGAACTTTACAGGACAGATGATCAGACATGATGGAACAAGACCAACTGTTGGACATCCTCAATAAGAGATTTTCAACTAACCAAAAAGGCGATTATTATCACACTGAAATCGGTATCACTACCGGTGTTGTTGTGGACACTGACGACCCGCTACAGCAGGGTCGATTGAGAGTCTTTTGCCCTGCATATGGTGATGACCCAAGTAAAATCTTCCAGCTTCCATGGGCAGTTTATCTAGCTCCATTTGGTGGCACGATCAACAACAGCCAGTTTGAACGTAATGGTCAGACATCTAATGGTTCTGTAAGCTATGGTTTTTGGGCTATTCCAGAAATGGGAGCCAACGTTGCCGTTGTGTGTATCGATGGTGACATGCGTAGACGCGTGTATCTTGGTACTATCTTCGATCAGCAGGAAACTCACACCCTTATCAACGGTAGATATAATTGGGGTTCGGGTGGTTCGGCAGATGGCCCATTGTCATCCAGCGGAGACCCAATTGAGCCAGCATATTCAAATGCTAAATCTGCTTATGCTGGTAAGAACAGTTCACCAGAATGGCAGTCCCGTGAGGCCGAATATACCGTTGCGGCTGTCAGCAAGGATGTCAACCAGCCACCAACACCAGATAAGTCCAGCTATCTAGACCAGCAGTTTGGTGATATCAGCGAACATCAGCAGTTTCCATTTAATAAAGATATTGTAGGCGGTCATGGCTATGACTGGTCTGGTTTCCAGCACCTACCATTTAAATCTTCAAGAGCATTCGGTATGTCAACACCGGGCTTCCATGGCTTTGTCATGGATGATCGTATTACAAGTAATCGTATGAAGTTTAAGACTTCATCTGGTCACCTATTCTTGATGGATGATACTAACGAAAGAATTTACATCAGAACGAACAAGGGTAATAACTGGATTGAAATGGACTCATCCGGCAACATCGATATGCATTCTGAAAGAAGAGTGTCCATCCATGCTGCAAAGGATATGAACTTCACATCCGATGAAACCATTCGTATGACTGCTACCAAGGGCATCCACATGTATGCTGGTGGTCAGAACTTGAACCCTCCACTATCTGCCGCTCCGGCTGATGGTCAGATCAGAATTCAGGCTCAGGACGATCTACATCTTGTATCCAATAACCTAAGACAGTTGTCCTTTAATGACACCATTTTTGAAATTGGTGGAAACCACTGCATGACCGTAGGTGGCACCTCAAAGACTCAGGTTCAGAACGACATCAATTTAATTACTAATGCTGGTGATTTCAACACAACCATTACGGGCAACTACAATCTTGCTGTTACTGGTAATATCGTTGAATTTGCTAATGGTACTGCTTCCTTATCATCACATGGTGATTTGAGCTTCTATTCATTTTATGGACAGTTGAACATGGGTTCACAGACCGATATCACAATGAAGACAGTCAGTGGTGGTATTACCATGCAGTCCGTTGGTGGTAACTCTGGAAGCACAGGTGGAATCACTCTTAAGACTCCAAACTCTCAGATCGCAATCAGTGATGTTGGTGCTGCTATCTCAACTAATGGTTCAATGAGCATGTCCTCAGGCTCAGACATGACAGTTGGTACAAACAAGCCTTCACCACAGGTACAACCATTCCCTGATGAATCTAAGGTTCCAGCGGTTTCATGTGACAACTTACCTCCTACTGTTCCGACTGCTGGCTATAGCGGTGCGGACTTGGCCGCTCGTGTGGCTTGGAATGCCGGTTTCCGTGGTCAGTCATTGACGATTGCTGTTGCTATCGCTGGTGCAGAATCAAGTTTCAATTCAAACGCAAAGGGTGACGTAGCCCTTGAAAACGATAAGTGGGGCCCATCTATTGGTTTCTGGCAGGTTCGCTCCTTGAAGAATCCATCAGCATATGGTCCACCAGACAACTTGCGTGTCGAAACAGCATTGTATGATCCACAAAACAATGCAAATGCTGCTTGGGCATTCTCATCCCATGGTACGAAGTTTGGTGCATGGTCTACCTACACTGGTGGAAACTACTTGAATGCTAGCAACATGAATCCAGCAGTTACGGCTATTACAAACATGTGTGCATCGGCAACGACACCACAGAGCCTATCTGAATCTGATTTCATGACTGTAGCTGGTATTACTTCACGTCTAGATGATGTCGATATCCTAGTTGGTCTATGTAATGGTGGTTCATCAATCTCAATCGGTACCGCAGGTATCTCATTGCAGTCATTAGTTGATATTAACGTGAATGCATTGGCTGCCACCGGCTTTGGTGTTGCTGGACAGTTCTCTGCACCATTGGTCAGTGGTGTAATCAGTCAGGTGAACATGCTTTCAACTGAATTGAATACTCTTTCATACTACTCAAGCTTGGCCTTGACTGCTATTGCATCAGCGCTGAATGCATTAAGTGGTGGTGCTTCTATTCCACACTTCAACTTGAACTTCCCAATCGATATCAACTCGATTTTGCAGGCATTCTCATTGAGCGGAATTTCACTACCATTGAACTTCACTGCTTTGATTAACATGCTAACCAGTGGCCTATGTCTACAGTTACCTCAAATCCCAGCCGTATCGATCCCAAGTTTTCCGGGTAATGTCGAAACGATCTTCCAGAGCGAAAACTTCAACTTGAATGGAAAGACAATTCTATGAGTTTAGTAGTTAACGATGATGTAGTAACAGGATTGGCACCATTTCCAGTAGATGGTGTCTACCAATCCTTTATGCCGAAGATTGCGGCACCAGCTTGTTTATCACAAGCTGAGAACGCTCCTTGGACAAACCGTGTTCCAGCACATGAGCCATGGGCTAGAACTATGATGGGTAATTCCACCACAAACGGACCAAGTGATGAGTCAGGATTTAACACAGGACACGAACCACAGTTCACAGATGATGGTGGTAAGTCATCTGAGAGCATCAATAGAGTGGAAGGTGAAGACACGATACCTCGTGGACAATTCTGGCGCAGATAAATATTTAATTATTGGATATGTGAATGGATCAGTACATTGGGTTTTCTACCCTTGAATTTCAGAATAACAAGAACCTTATTTTAAAAAATGCTAATTTAATCAAACAGGATTTGATTAATAACATTTTTACGAAGAAAGGCGAGAGAGTTATGATGACCACCTATGGAACCCGAATCCCCGATTTGGTCTTCGAACCATTGGATGATGCAACGGTTTACATTGTTCAGCAGGATATCACGCAGGTTTTCGACAACGATCCTCGTGTGACCTTGAAAGCACTCTCTGTAATTCCACTTTACGACAAGAGCACCATTATGGTGTTTGCAGACGTTTACTATACGTATTTGAACTTCAGCGATAAACTCGACCTGAATATTAAATTCGTAGACGCTTAAATAAATATTAGAAATTTTGAGGTTATAATGGCACGAGTAATTAACAGAGCGGAAACATGGGAAGCAGCGTATGAGGCTTTCCAACAAGTAAACTTCACCGCATGGGATTTCGATAGCATCAAGAAGTCGCTATTGGACTATCTTAAGGTTTATTACTCAGAAGAAGATTTCAATGACTACATTGAATCCTCAGAACTAGTTGTCATTCTTGAGCTATTTGCTTATGTGGGCGAATTGATTGCCTACAGACAGGACATGAACGCTCATGAAAACATCCTGACTGATGCTGATAGAAAAGAATCAGTCCTAAGACTTGCCAAGCTTCTATCATATAATGCTTCAAGAAACCTACCAGCCCGTGGCTTGGTAAAGCTAACCTCTATCTCAACAACAGAGCAAATCTTTGACTCTCGTGCTGTTGATTTAACAAATAAGACCGTCTACTGGAATGACCAGAACAATGACCAGTGGAAAGATCAGTTCCTAACTATTTTAAATAGAGTCCTAGCTCAGCCATTCGGTACCGTGCTTCCTTCGGATCGCGTACAGGTTCAGGATGTCGTGTTCGAACTTTATGGAATGAATAACAACCCATTGACCAATAACGTCATCACCTATAACATTAACGTTACTGGTCAGACTTATCCAATGGAAGTGGTTAGCTCCCAGCTAGACCAATACGGACCTTATGAAAAGCGTCCAGAAAAGAATCTACAGATGAATCTATTGTATTTGTCAGATGGTCTTGGTGACTCTTCAGACAATACCGGTTTCTTCTTCTTCACTAAACAGGGTCAGATTCAGAGAACCGTTGCTAACTTCGACGGCGTTATCCCTAACCAGACCTTTGATGTTCTAATTAAGAACTCAAACAACACTGACGTTTGGGTAAACAATGTCGATGAAATCACTGACCAGATCATTGTCGGTGATGGTAGCACTGAGCTTCGTGAAGGTGAGTGGATCAAGGTTGACATCGCCAATTCACAGAACATCATCTTCAACACCAACCCAAATAGAAACAAATACGAAATTGAAACTCTTACAGACGATCAGTTCCGTATTATCTTTGGTGATGGTAACTATGCTAATATCCCTTCTGGTAAGTTTGAAATCTGGTCAAGAACCTCAGCTAACGATGATCTACTCATTCCAGCTAATGCTATCCAGAATATCTCAGCTTCCGTCCCTTACGCTGACAACAATGGTAAGCGTCAGACCTTCTCTTTTGCATTCTCATTGGTAGATTCAATCCAGAACGCTGCACCTTCAGAAGATATCGAACACATCCGTAGAACTGCGCCTGCTGTGTATTACACTCAGGATCGTATGGTTAACGGTCGTGACTACAATGAATTCATGCTTCAGGACAACAGCATCCTAAAGCTACGCACGATCAACAGAACATTTGCTGGTGACTCAAAGTATATCGAATGGCATGATCCAAAAGAATACTATGATAACGTAAAGCTATTCTCAGATGATGGCGTAATCTACTTTAATCAGTATAATATCGAACAGCGCATTGCTCCGGGTACTTTGCCAGCAGCAGACTTCGGCGCTAACGTAAGCCTTTCAAATGCCTTGATTGCCAATTATCTTGAACCAATCTTGTCAACTGATGATTTCTATGTTAAGTCACTATTGCGTGGCGTTATCCCATCACTAGTTAGAACCAATTTCACCACAAATGAAAAGGCTCAGATCAGTGCTGCAATCTCAAATGCGGTAAACGCTCCACCTAAGACGGTATGGTTGTCCTTCAACGTTCAAACTAATAGTTGGACCGTCACACTTAATGAGCCATTGGACTTCTGGATTTCAGCAGAATTGCAGACAGATGGTTATTGGAATGTCACGTTCCTAGGTACACGTATCATCATGCACAGCGATGGCTTGGACTTCTGGATCACAAACAAGAATGCTAAGACGATCACCTACGATACCTTAAACGGTAACTATGACCAGATTACTATCTTGGCTGCTAACACCAATGCTACCGGTCAGATTTTGACTTCGAATTATCCTTTGAATGTAATTCAGCAGTACATCTATGAGACTGGTGAAGACAAGGGCCTAGAAAGCATTCATGACGTTCTACTATTACCGGGTGACATCAATGGTGATGGTATTCCAGATTATGTAACTCTTTCCTACTTGATTTCACCAAACACCTTCGTATATTTCTCAAGAGAATGTACTGACGCGTGTGAGTGGACTTACATTCCGTACTCAGCATCGACTCAGGCTGCGTGGCAGGCTGACCAAGACGCGGGAACTGGTCTATGGAAGAGAGAGCAGGGTAGAGAAGGCATCAACTTCCTATGGATGCACAGAACGCCTCGTTACCATTTGGTTGACCCATCAGCATCCAACATCATGGACGGATACGTTATCACCCGAGGCTATTACACCTCTTTGAGACAGTGGCTAACAGGCAAGATCGATCAGAGACCTACATCGCCTACACCATTTGAATTGAAGTCTAGCTATAATTATCTAATCGAAAGCAAGATGATTTCCGACACCTTGATCTTACAGCCGGGTAAAATTAAGCTTCTATTCGGTAGCAAGGCTAGTGCTCAGCTTCAGGCATCTTTCAAGGTTGTTCGTTCAGCGAATACTTCAATGACCAACAACCAGATCAAGACTGCTATCGTTGATGCGGTGAATACCTACTTTGATATTAATAATTGGGAATTCGGCCAGACCTTCTACTTTACTGACTTGTCAACGTATATTCATTCATCGTTGCCAAACAACATCGCTTCTGTAGTCATTGTGCCAACATATTCATCCAACGTGTTTGGTGATATGTTCCAAGTACAGGCAAAAGAAGATGAAATCATCCAGCCAAGTATTTCGGTTGATGACATTCAGATCGTAGATTCCTTGAGTCCAAAGACACTAAGACAATTTTAATTAAATCACGAGTTTTTGTTTAATTGGAACTCAATAAATAGTACGATAAACTATGTCGGACTATAATGAGCGATTACAAGAAACCAAGAACAAATTTAAATGACTTCTTGCCTGAGCAGAACCGTTCTGCTTTCTTAAAGAATCTTAACGAGAATCTATTCAATAGATTTTTGACGAAAGATGAATTTGATCATGTGGTCGGCATCATTGGTGATGCCGATCCAAATAGTCCCCTAAAGCAGATTAAAGAATCGACTGCATATCGCCAGTCTGAACAGTTGCAGCCTATCGCCTCCGTACAGGTAGGTTCAGAAAATAATTACCTTTCCTTTGAAGATTTCCTAAAGCGTCTTTCACGCTTGGATGTCGATACTTCAAAGTTTGACCAGTGGGGTAGAACTCTACAGTTCAACTACGTCCCACCTGTAGACATCGACAAGATCATCAACTATCAGGATTACTACTGGAACGCTGATGATGTCAACGACCTTCCAGACTACATTACAGTTAAGAACCAGAAGAATTGGGCTCTAGCTCGTAGCATCGAATTCAAGAAGGCTATCACTAAGGTTCAGCAGGCATTCCCTGTAGTCATCACTGACAACCACCGTCTCTACATTGCTGGTAACGCTTTGGGTAGCTTTACTGCTGGTGACGCTGTTCTATTGGCAGCACCGAACAACGTTCTAGCAATTAACGTAATCCAGTCCATCACCTTGAATCCTGCCACTGGTAGATCAGAAATTCTCCTAAGAGATAGCATGGGTGACACTGTTTACACATCCATCTATAACTTTGAAATTGATATCAAGGCAATCAACTCAGATAACTCATTCACTGTTGCTGGTGACTTGACCAACATTTTCACCTCAGGATTTGTTTTCCTAACTCTTCACGATGCTGATGAGAGAAACGTTCTGTGGACAACCGTTAGCGCCACATTCAGCACAAGTACCAACACAACCAAGATTGTTGTCGATAAGACCATTGAAACTAATGCTTCTTATAAGGTAATCTCCTTGCTACCAATGGCTTCCTTGGCTGACGCTGAGTACCAGTCAGTTAGCGGTGCTGGCGACATCAATTACAATAACCCATGGGATAACACCTATTTGGGTTCATTGGTATGGTTCCGCGACCTTCCAATCCTTTCATCCGGTTCTGGCTTCAGTCAGTTGGGTGATCATGGTATCTACGACAATGCATTTAATTTCATTAACATGCAGATTAGACCGGGTGATACTCTTCAGTTGAAGAACGGTCCTATCACTGGCGAATACCAGATCATTTCTGTTGAACAGAACTTCCTAGGTATTGACTCAAGTATCAGAATGTTCACCAAGTCTGGTCTTCAGTACAACATCTTAAGACAGACAATCTATGATTACCTGATCAATGACGTAGCTCCTACCTTCCCAAATCTTTATGATTTGTGGGTTAACTCTACAAATGATACCTTGAACCAGTGGAACGGTTCCTCATGGCAGGTTGTCGTTGAAAATATTTCTATTCTGGTTGTCGCTGCACACCAGAGATAAGCTATCGTTGTCTCAGACCGATGCATGGTCAGTTTCAAACAAGTGGGTCCATAAGAACCAGCTAACCTCTTTCTCTGGTAAGTCTCGCGCACAGCTTCCAATTATCGAATTCGATCCATTCCTAGAATTGACTGACACGTCATACGCTCAGTATGAATGGAAGTACAGAAAGCTAGCTACCGATTTGTACAGTACAACCACAGCACAGCCTAGCTTGTTCGAAGTGTCAGACATCACAATCACGAATGCTACTAATCCAGAATTCATCTTTGTAAACGCAAGAACCCTACTATTGGATAAGAAGTTCGGTAATCTTACTGCCGATATCCTTCCGGGTTCGCGTGTAAGATTGACTGGCTTTGCCAATAACACTGGTTTGTACTACGTAGATTCCGTACAGTTCAAGCAGCCAACAGCAACCACAGCTTTCCAGACCTACATTCGTCTAACAGAAAATGTACCAAATCCATTCGATTTAAAGATCGGCGCTAGTGTGGGTCCAGAAAAGACCTCACAAGGTGACACATGGGCTGGATTTGATAAGCACTGGATTTTCTATGGCATGACGGACATTACCGCATCCAGCGTAAGTCCAACCAAGAACCCAATGTTAGACATCTTCGTCAAGTCCTATGTTGACACAACTTATAATTATGAAACCAACGTCGGTCTAGTATGGCAGACACTTTCATACTTGAATGATGGTAACTACGGTGCAACTATCCGCTTCGATGACAGCCTACATTCATTGGTTCTTTACGATGATTATCAGGAAGGTGACATCCGTGTTTATCTAAATGGTATTCGCCAGTACGGTAACTTCCAAGATGTTCGTTCAAATATCAACAGTGATTATGTTGGTACCATTATCTTCGACTCAAACGTTGTCTTTAATAGAGGCGATGCAATCCGTGTTGAATTGGGTGAATACACCCTTGAAGACATCGGTAGAAGAGCACTACGTCTAGTAACAAACACAAACCTTGTTGACACCACTCTTCCTTATGATTTGGTTAACATTACCAGATACCGTAAGCTTGAACAGGATAAGCAGGATAAGAACACCTATCCATACTTCAACGTGTATGACGTTGAAGGCAACCCAAAGCAGATCGCTTCTCGCATTTTCATGTTCAGAGAAGATCAGTCTTACGATATTAACTCTTACATTTTGAAGAGAATTGTATTTGATGCTGATACTAAGGACTATGGTTTTGTCCAAGAATTATCAGACGCTACCACGGGCGAATTGTACTCATACAAGAACTTCTCGCAACCTAACTATCCTCTCCAAACGATTTGGAAGCGAGGCGTTAATAATGAACAGTACGTACCAAAGCAGTTGTCTGATGGTTCTTGGGACATTCCAAACCCTTGGTTCTACAACATCAACCATGAACTAAGATCAGATATCAATCTGACTGAGTTGTACAAGCATTTCTCATCAATCATTTCTTTACAGAAAGTACCGGGTGTTGCCAACTCTGCCAACATCAACCAGATTTACCTAAGTGATAATATCAACTTTGGTGTCGGTGGTACAATCAAGGAACACAATAATGGTCTTGACTTGGCCGTGTCATCTGTATTCGTCAATAATGTAACTCCATTGTTGTTGATCCAGTTCGCCCACGATCAGTACGTCAACTCCTACAACTACCTACAGGAAGAATTCACCAAGAATGTTGTCGGTTATCTAACCGGTAATGCGACTCTAAATGATCTTTCCTCAATCCAGACTCAGATCAATGAGGCTCTTAGAGACGGATTTGAATCAAACGAGAAGTTTGATGAATGGTTCGGTGATAGCACCACATATAATGATTCAACTCGCGTTGGTGTCAAGAATTGGATTGCTACTCTTCCATACCTAGGATTGGTCAAGAAGTCAGCCCCATACACTCTATTTGATTCCAGACGTGGTATTAACAGCGTTGCATGTCATGATGGTCACCTACAGGACGTTCTAATCCAGCCTTCTGTCATCCAGTCATTCATGATCAAGCTAGCCAAGGCTGGTGTTGCAACTCAGACCATTACCACAGATTCAGCCGCGTTCCCAGCAGCTACAGTCGGCACATTGGTCATTCGTGTCAATACCGTAGCGAAGACAAGAAACGTTTATAGATTGGCTAACACTGGTAAGTGGGAAGTCGTAAACTTCAACCAGATTTTGGCTGACGCTATCTTGAATGTCGAACAGTCATTGTATGATGGTTGCCCAACATTCGATAAGTTGAACTATGACTTTGATTCTGTCACAACTGATTCACGTTTCATTTCATTGAACAACACTCAGTTCAGCGTTTGGGCTAAGAACAACGGTATCAAGTCACCATTGTTGAACTCATCATTTGCACAGAATGATGCATTCACATGGAACTATGAATTCACCACTATTGAAAGTGATCCTGTCACGGGTCTACCATCTTACAACTCAGCCGCTAGCTACCAGAAGCTATACACCAACCTATATGGAACACCATATCCTAACCTTGAGCCATGGGAGCTACAGGGTTATGCTGATATTCCTTCATGGTGGGTTACCACATATGCTGATGATTCCGGTACCAGAAAGTGGAAGTCCATTATGTGGACCAACATCGTTAATGGTTCTGTTCCTGCTGGCCGTCTATTACCAGATGGTAAGACAACATCTACAGGTGTTATCAATCAGATTACAAAGAAATTTGCTTATATTCCAGTAAACATGGATAGTACGAACACGGCTGATGGTTATGCGCCAGACGATCTACTACCGCCATACTGGAACAGTGCTAACTCCACTAACCCAAGAGTAAAGACACCCTTCGATGCTAACTTGGAAGAGACTGTTGTCACTCCAAACGTCGATTACACCTTCGGTGATGGTAACCCAAATGAATGGGAATGGCAGAATTCTGCACAGGGTCTATACGATAAGCTAACTGTAGCTTTCAAGATTGATCCTATTACATTCATGCACGATACCTTCAATGGTGACAACTTCAGAAAGATTAACTGTTTGGACGTTGATGCGACCACTAAGAAAGTATTCTCACACAAGGATACGATTTTCCATGGTGATCTAGACTCTGATGGTAATGTTTTCTATTCTAACGGTCTAAACCAGTGGTACGTCCAGTACAACAGATATCACGGTTTCGACGGTGAGGCTTCTGAATTCAAGCCAATCTGGAAGAATTGGGATACACAGCTTTCATACCTATTCTCATCATACATTGACACTCCAAGCCTATCGGTTGACAGTCAGATTTTTGACATCACTGGTAAGGACTACACTGTAAATGTTAAGAAGACCTACGGTTTCGAAGACCAGTGGCTAGATGCGTTGAACGCGTCTGTCCTAAGCGTTCCTTCAAAATATGCTAAGACCCGCGACAATGGTGTAGGTTGGACTGTTCAGTTCGATTCCACATCACAGACTGGTAGAAACATTAGCTACTACGGTAAGGAAAACTTTGATTTCCGCGTCGTTAAGAACTCAAACATCTTTGAAATCTTCTCATACAACATCGCAGATATCGGTATTGCAGCACCTAAGATTTACGTGACTGCTAACTATGCCGAAACTGTTCAGTTGGATGATGTCACAGGCTTCACAGGTGTGGCTCAGTACACCGCGACGGTCACTATCGGTAGTACGTCATACCCATTGATCTTGACAGCCTCTAACGCTGCTACAATCGCTGATGCTATCGATACCATCAACATTCAGTTGAATAATGTTGGTATTGCTTTCATCAATAACGGTAACGTAGCAATTCAGGCTAATAGTAACATAAGTGTTACTGACCATGGCCTATTTGCAACGCTTCATGCGAACTACAGCGGATTCTCAAACCAGATCAACACTGGCTATGAATTCGACAAGTACTTTGATCTATCAGGCAACTTGACTGGCGTTCTATACGAAGGCGTTAAGTTCACCGTTTCAAGCTCAACGCAGTTTGATGGTGAATACTCCATCAAGTCTGTTTACTATAACATTCAGGATTCCATTACAAGAGTATTCGTCAACGAATCTGTAACCTTGACCGCAGGTACTAAGGACGGCTTGATTGCGCCATCTTCTAGAAGAACCCTTCCAGCAACATGGGTCGCAGGTACAGAACTATATCTAACCTCCGATGGTATGCTTCCAACACCATTCGATGATATGACTCCGTACTATTTGATTCCATTGGATTCATTTAGATTCAAGTTAGCTGGCACCAAAGATGCCGCATTGAAGGGCACAGGTGCTATCGCTGCATTGACTGATGCTACTTCACAGCAGTACGTTGGTAGAATCCAGACAACCTTTAAGGCTCTAGGTGGTGTTAACGCATCCAACGCATGGAGAGTTCACTTCTCTGACACACGTCAGGTGATGGATATGGCACAGCCATTGTACATTTCTGGTGTTCAGCAGATGGTTGACTTCATCAGCGGTTACTCTGACTACTTAGAAAGCATTGGCTTCTCAACCGATACGACTGACATTGCCAACTATGATGACCAGACTGGTCGCCAGAACTCATGGCAGGTAGAAATGGAGAAGTTCATTAACTGGCTATTTGTTATCACATCAAGCCGCCAGACTGATGATCTTGTCTATCAGGTAACGCCTGACTATCCAAACAGCAGATTCTTGTACAGTCAGAACAACACAAACATTGCTAGCACACAGGCTGGTATCTATCAGCGTGTCGTTATGATGGCATCAGAAGATGGTACTCTACCAGAGCCATTCAATAATCCATTAAAGCAGTACATCCCATATTATGTAATCCAGTCAAATGACGGCAAGGGCTTCCAGTTGGCTTATACCAATGCGGACGCTGCTGCGGGTAAGTACATCACCTTTGGTGTTCCGGGTGTTGGTTCCATCTTCTTCAAGGTTTACAAGGATCAGGCTGTATATCCTGAATTTGCCTTAAACCCTTACAAGAAGGCTGTAACCATTAACCATCCACAGGGTATCTTGTCAGATATTATTTCAAATGACAGAAAGGACATCCTAACAAACCAGAAGGTTTACGATCAGACCGGTAGAGCTATCACCCATGATATGTTGATGGTTCTAAGAAGAGACGAATCAAGTCAGGCTTTCCTGACGAACTCGATTGTCCGTGCTAATGCTCTCGTTGTTGATCCTGCTTACATCGCAGGTATGCACGTATTCATTGACGGTTATGAGCACGTCCTAGTTTTCAACGATTATTCAGTTTCGAATAATTTGATCTATGATTCCTTCCTAGGTTTGAGAACGCAGCGCTTCTTCCTAGAGTTCAACCGTTCACCAAATATGACCTTGCGTCCAAACGTTGGTGGTTTCGTAGTTCATAATGATGACTTGATGCAGAACTTTGAATCTGCCGTCAACGATCTTCGTTACATGTACGACACCTACAATGTACAGGAATCAAAGCTTCTAACTCAGCGTGTAAGAAAGTCTATGGGTTATGATGGTCAGCCAGATTACATGGCCGATCTAAACATCAATCCTAAGTCATCCTTTATCTTCCATCGCGGTATGATTCAGAACAAGGGTACAAACTTCTCAATCGATGCTTTCACCAACCAGTCGCTATTCAATGGTGCAGAGCTAGATGAATTTTGGGCTTACAAGTTGGCTCGCTTCGGTGATTCAAAGGAAAAGAACTACATTGAATTCAAGTTGACTCGTGAAGATTCAATTAAGAAGGAACTACGCGTAGAATTCGTAAACCCTGAAGAAAATGCCTTCAACAGCACCTTTACCACAATCAGCCTAGCCGATACCACAAGATGGTGGGATCAGCCAGACGTATTGGATAAGATGGCTCCAAGCAAGTCCTTCTACTTCAACACAAGAGTAACCTCAATTTCTGACCATCAGGAATCGGCTCTTCAGTTGATCAATGGTAATTACTTGCTAACATTGGATCACGTATCTGACGGCGTTATCATCACTTACTTCGATACCATCACTGGTACGACAAAGCAGATGGTAAATCTAACAGATTACCAGTTGATCAATGCCAAGACTGTCAAGTTTACAACCAAGACGATCCCAACCAACTATGTGAACATCACAGTAAGTTGCTTGACTTATGACTACAATGCCCACACCCCTACTGTCTTTGTTGACAAGGCTGCTGGTGTTATCGTAAATCAAATCGCTATCTGGAACCCAGCATTCGGTCAGTACAACCAGTATCCATATTCCTTAATTGATATTAAGAGTGCAAGCGATCCAGCAGTTTACGAAGTAGACTTCACTGGTGCTTCATATAACTATATCTGGAAGGAAGGTAAGAATGACAAGGTATGGCTAGACCTATCGGCTGAAGCCTACCTACCATATTACGATACCGGCATCTATCCAAATATTGATGACAGAATCACCAATTGGGGTAAGCTAGCTGACTTCGGCGCACTAACCATGTACCAGTGGACAGAATCAACCGTTCCACCTGCATTGTATGTCGATACGTTCCCTAACACTGGTACACCTAAGACCAACCTATACAAGAACACTGGTACACAGAATGCACCTGTTTGGGCCATTCAGGAGCCATCACAGTTCGACGTTATTACAGGTTTCGTTGACAATTCAACCACTGTCCCATTCACTGGCACTGTAAATGTTTACAGAAACGGTAAGTTTGACATGGTATTGGATTTGACTCAGGTTACCTTGAACCAGTATGCCCATGGCCCATTGATCCCTAACCAGACGGTAAAGCCTTCTGTACAGGATTACATTACCTTGATTCTACCTGTTGCTACACCTACACAGGAAGATTTGACTAATTTGGTTTACAAGTATGACACTCCATACTCAACCTCAATTAGCGTTAATGAAACCAACGGTGATGAAATCACTTATTACTACTATTGGGTAACTAATAAGGTAAACAAGATTTCAAGCACTACAAACTATACTTCAACCATCCGTCAGGCTCAGAAGGATTTGATCAACAATCCAAATCCTTACATGATCCTAAGCGGTCTACGTTATGCTGATGATGGTTTCGGTGTGGTATTCGGTAACGCATTTGACGCAAATCCATATGATCTACCTGTGAGATATTCACAGTTGGTTATCCGTGGATTGAAGGGTCTTGTAAGCGAAGATGAAAGATACGCCCTAAGATTCACCAGAGACTTCACCTTGCGTGACAGACTGCCAGTGAATGGCGATATCTACAATTATGCTGCAAGCAATGGCGTAAAATCACCACTAGGATTGAAGAACGTTCACTATGAGTGGAAGTTGTTCCGTGAGAAGCAGACTCAGAAGGTCGATATCTTCTTGTGGGAAAAACTAATCTCATCATTGGTCGGTTACCCTGTTGTTAACAAGATAATCGATTCTTCAACCAGAATCCCAGCATTGGATAGAATTCTATTCGACGGTATCTATGGTACCGATACTCAGTATGGTTTGGGTGATGAACAGATTTTCGTTTCTTCAGAATTGGGTCTAGGAACCGTTCAGGCTATCTTGAACGATCCTACTCAGTCATTCGTGAACATTGATATCGATGCATTCCTAGATACCTACAAGTTCGACACAGTTAACGACATCGTTACTGCCATGTATGCAATCTATGATAACTTTAATGCCGCAAACACTAACTTTATCTTCTTTGCTACATTGAACGATGCTATGAGCTTGAAGAAGAAC